CCCAAATAAAAAAATCCCCCGCACTAGGCGGGGGCAAGGAGGGTTGTTTCCAAGGAGAGTAGCAACTGACAACCTGCGTGGAGTGTACTACTTAATTCGCCAAACACGCAAGCCTTTGATGCCATTTTCAATCACGGGTTTCATCAAAACCCTAAATCCAAACCGTTTTGCGGTCACCAAAATCGCTAGTTCACTTTCTTTCAGCCGTAGGCACGGGACAAAGAACGACCAGCCCACTCGGAACCTGCGCCAATTAATACTATAGTTAACTCCATTAATTCTCATCTTCTTCTGCAACAGCCACATCAGCATCTGAAGTACCTACGAAGGCATCAGTGTCAAGGAAGCCGCCCTTAGAACAATCAAATACAAACGCATCTACTGCCGGAACACTGCCGAGCTTGGTGCCTTTCGCCATACGCTTCTTTACCATACCCGCGTACACGCCTTCAGCGGTTAACGAGTTGAGCACATCCTTCAAAGTAATCTGGTGCTGAGAACACCAAGTCCGTAGCTTCTTAGCAATAATAAAAAGCTTTTGAGTATCTGGCTCCATGCGAATAATTAGCTCACCCGAAGGTTCTAATATGGGTAGCATCTCAACCCCCGTTCGCATATCCACCTTGTCATTGATAACCAAAGAGTTGCGGCGGTGCTCGTTCCAGTACTCACCAATTACGCTAGCATGAGTTGTAGATGGTGGTTTAATTTCCAAACGCATCTGCGAGAACTGTTTGAGCATCCACTTAAAGATACGACCTATGTCAATGTCGATCAAGCCGAGACGCTTAGCAAACAAAGCACCCGCTATGTTGCATGCCGCAACACCAGACCAAAAGCGCTCACGATTTGTAAAGCCAATCTTCTTGTCTATTAAGAGTTGAATCTGTTTGACCTCTTGGATACGTTCTTCTAGGTTCTCAACCAAGTCACGCAAGTAGATACGACCTGCATGCCCATAGTTTGTATACAGCTTTGGATAGATATCGTCGGCTTCTTGTTTTGACAGGAGCTTAGTCTCAGGGATTTCATACTCTATTAGTCGCATGAGCTCGCCGTCGGGTGTAGATTTTAGGGCTCTAAGTTTGTCAACTGCCGAAGCGTTGGAAGAACACAACAAAATGGTTTGCCACTTAGCTAAGTTAATCCTCTCTGCATTTTCATTAGACTTCATCCGTCCACGGCCTCGGCCTTGCGACACGGCATAGGCAAAGTCACTGAACTCGTCCGACGTCATCTTGGTTAACTCGTCGCAACCCAAACCCAAGTTGTTCATAACACCTAGTCGGTGCAAGCGCACGTTCATAGTGTCTCGCTGAATAAGCATCAACTCTTCGGGGTGTCCGTAGACACTGTGCATTGCTTTAATAGTAGTAGTCTTGCCCGTGCCTGACTCATTGTTAATCATGTTAATGATTGCACCCTTTAGGTTTAGGTGCTTCATCAGCGGTGCGCCGAAAGCAGTAAAGAACCCAAACGCATGCGGCTCAAAGCCTTCACGATCGTATACGTTAATAACTGACTTCCACTCTTCCAAAGAACCAACAGGCGTAAACCAATCAGCCAACTGCGCGGTGTAACTAGATGGTGGACTGTACTTGTCACCCTCTGCACTAATCTCTGTATCCCCCACAACAAACGATTTATTCTTGTCTGTCCACCCAAACTGTGAACGCATAATTTCTGCTCCTTCTTTGTATTGCATCTCTTTAACAGACCGCACTATATACCCCATGATGGAATCCATTTGTTTCTTCAGTGCGATCACGCCAAACCACGCCAACTTTTCCCGTAACTTATCGGCAGTAAGTAGGTCAACTGCCGACAGTGCAAACTCTTTGACTCCGTCTTTCGGTGTATGCAGACGCATCCAAATAACTTCACCGCTCTGTGGGTCTTTCAATCGCTTGACCACGTACAGGTCATGCTCATAAATCATTACCGCATCTTCTTCGTCTTCGTCCTCTGATTTGCGATACACGCCGCCGTTCTTGCCACGAAAGTATGGAAAGGGGTACTCAGGAATCTTGTAGGTAACAGGCTTAGACGCTTCAGTAACGTACTGAACAGTGTTGTCGGACTCGGTTGCTTCTGCTATCTCTGCACCAAGAACAATAGGCGAACTGATCTTGCCCTTATGAATACAGCCGTCGCAACCACTGGGGTGTACACCTTCAAACTTCTCGCACGTATAGGGGCCCTTGATCTTTATAGCTTTATCTATCGTGCCCTCAGGAGTGTAGTCAGGATGATTACGAGAAATGTCATGGATAGCCGTATCCTTGTCTACGCAAAACGCAGGGATTGAAAGTGCGGCTCTCCAACGTGGCTCTTCTAAACTGTCTTGTTCTTCTATGGCTCTCGCCAACTGCATACAGCCTGTGCCGTTTGCATTCTTATCCACGATGACGCTAAAACGAAACTGCTTATTGCCCATCAAGGCACGTGTCATCTCATTAGCGTACGTCGGTAAGTGGTCGGGTACGTCGTCGATTGCACCAAGCTTGGCTTTAAACTCTTCAAAGTCGACAGGTTTACCTACGCTTTTTAACGTAACCGCAAGTGGCGGGGTTTCTTTGTGGTTAAGCGTATCGGGGACACGCAATATCGATGCCGCATCTGCAGTTCTAGCAGGGTCGGCTTCTAAACCTTTCTCATGACATAACGCTTTGAGGCGCGTAGCCACTGGTCTCCACTGTGCTCTTGATACATCAGCAGTGAGACCCCAATACACATGAAGGCCCCGGCCAGAGTCGACAATCGTCGGCCTTGGTAATCCAACCTCCATACAAAACTTCTTAAGCGCGGCTAAACCATCGCCTTGAGTAGCATATGGTTTGTTAACCCCACAATCTATATCAAGCCAAAATGCTCGTATAGCCTTTACGTTATCTGTCGTTCTAGTCTTGTCTGTCTCGTACTTAGCACAACCAAAATACGCATCGTATCCCTTGGCTAGTAAGTCTTCTATTTCTACGTCAGCTTCACTCAACCCCTGCACAAACGTTTGTCTTGGAAGTCCAGTCTTTTTAAGACCGACAATACAATACCATCCTTCTGTGGAGAGCACCGCTGACAACAAATCTGCTCTTGTCATAGCCGCCTCTGCACCGCGATAAAAATAGCGTCTGAGGAGCGCGGCATGCCCCACAGACGCTTTAAGCTACATGCCTACTTTGGCTTGGACTATGTTTGTGATTTTCTCGTTGTGAATCTTTCGGGGTATCCACTCGCCGACAAACCATTTATAGATCGTCATGCGGCTCACGCCAAAATACTCTGCAACTTCACGTACAGGAATGTCCTTGTCAATGCAGAAGCGACCCAGCTTGACACCGGGGCTTCTACCATTGGCTACCTTGTTAGCATGGACGATTCGTAATGTATAGCCTCTTGAGTCCATCATTACTCATCGTCTGTCCAAGTATTCAGCACATCCACAAAGTCTTTCTTTGCGGCGGGCTCAGCGGCTTTCTTGGATACTCGCTTAGTAGGCTCGGCAACTTCTTCAGCCACCTCAACTTTAGCAACAGGTGCAGTCTGTGCTTTAGGTTTTGCACCATCAGTAGCGGCAGGGGTCTGCGTTACTGCGGAACGTGCGGCAGGGCTATCGCCTTTCTCTTTAGCAACAAGCCATTCTTGCTCTGACAAATAACGCACTGGCTTAAACGTCAGCTTGGGGGTGTCGCTGTCGCTGTCCATGCGCATCTCTGTTACCAAGGTGTTGATGCTCTTGCCTTGAGCGCCAACGTATTTGGCGTACTGTTGGAACGGCATCTTGTCTAAGTCACCACGACCGAAGATAGACTTCGCGGGTAACACCAACTGAAAGATTTCTCCATCTACATCGTCGGCTAACAACACTGCTAAGCGTTGCTGATAACGGCATGCACGTGAGTCGCCTTGTCCAGAACCTTTGATGTTCTGTGAGCAACCTTCGCACGACGTGTGCTGTGGAAACTCAAGGCTTGCATCAGGCTTATTGCCATCATTGCTCCAGCAGTCAGGTGAAGTTGTTTCACCGGGGACATACTTACCTGCATAGAATTGACGCGATACTTTAGCGGCACCATTAATGATGACGATGTTCATCGCACGGCTCTCGTTCTTAGAGATTTCTTCTCCGTTGACCATCATGCGGAACACACTGCCACGAATGGAAATGCGCTTGAGGCCTGTGTTACCTGCCAATGATTTGGTCAGGTCATCTTGTCCCGCTTTCTTTAAGTACGCGGGAACTTCTTGTTGAAACAAAGCAATGTCATTGCTCATAATTTATCTCCTAGTTAAAAATTTACTTACGACGAATGGTGATTTCATATTCACTATCAATATTGAGTCCGGGTGGATGCACCTCAGGATTGGAGTCCATGAACTCTTTAATGTTAGTTTGATGAATACGCTTCTCAAGCAGTTCCATACTTCCTTGCTCTCGCATGAATGTGTAGAAACTTTCCCAGTCATTAGTCCAGTAACGGTTCTTGACTGTGCGATAGGCAATGCCTGTCGGTGTTGAGAAGCTAGTAACGCCCGTCAGCTTTGATAGCTCGACTATTTTGTGCTTGAGAATCTGCATGTCCTCATCAAGCTTGGCGGTGTTTTCTTTAAACTCTTGATAGAGTCTGTCACGTTTGTCGCGTATTTTTATATACGTAGTGACGATCTGTTCGATCGGTACGTCTTCCATATGTGTCCTTAGGTTTATGAATTGGGAGTGCTTATTATACATCCTTTCTTGACTGTGTCAAGAATTTATTTCACTGTTGTATAGATCGATGATCTGAGAATGTAAGTCCAATTTTTGTTGAAGCATCTTGTACAAGCTTGCCTCTACTGGACTGCCTTCAATGTGTACCACAGTGACGGGATTCTTTTGGCCTTGTCGGTGTACACGTGCATTGGCTTGCAAGTACGTCTCACTCGACGTGACGGGAGCGTACCATATCACAACGTTAGCCGCAGTTAGGGTAACTCCGTGGGCGGCGGCTTGCGGTTGAATCAACAGCACACGTGGATCAACATCTTCTTGAAACCTTTTGAATATATCTGTGCGCTTTGTAACACTAACGTTGCCGTTAATGATCTCGGCAGTGATGCCTTGCTTCGTCAAATATTCTTTGAGCATTACCAACGTGTGCGTGAACGGCACAAACACTAGCACCTTGTGTGATGCTTCATTGATAACCTCAGTGACAGCGTTAAGTCGATCCGAGACATCGAACTCTATTACGTTCTTGGTGTCGGTGTACACAGCACCGCAAGCAATCTGCAGTAGCTTGTTCAGATTAGCCGCCGCATTGACTGCTGAGACTTCTTCCCCTGCGGCCTCAATCAACATATCTTTTTTAAGCTGCTTATAGTATTTCAGTTGCTGTGCTGACAGAGGGGCAAAGCGCGATGTATGGGTTACGTCTGGAAGGTCTAAGCAATCCTTCTTCTCAAACCTAATAGCAGGTTGCAGTAGCTCATGCACAGCGGCAACGGCGTTAGGTTTCGGAATCCATTTGAACCTCGTCAACTGATACATCACCATGTCTCTGTAAGTACTATATAGAGTCGGTGCTCTTGCAGGTATGCAAAGCTTAGCCAAACCATACGCATCTAGCGGAGACTGCGCGGCAGGTGTACCTGTCATCATCCATAGCCACTTGTCATGGGACACAATCTTACGCATGACTTTGAATCGTTCAGTGCGGGAGTTCTTGTATGCGTTGGCTTCGTCAATAATGATTAGGTCAAAGCCACCATTGATGATCTCGTCCTCAACAATCTTTACGCCATCGTAGTTAATGATTACGAAGTCAGCCAATCCGTTAATGATGGCCTTGCGTTTATTGCGTTCACCATAGGCAACGTCAACAGTTCGATGAACCGCAAACTTAAACAAGTCGGCTTGCCATGCGGCTTGCATAATAGACAAAGGACAGACAACAAGAACACGCTTAACTGCGCCTTGCGTTAGTAGGTAATCTGCCGCCCAAATTGCTGATGCTGTCTTACCAGTACCCTGCTCGTTAAAACAAAATGCTCGGGTATTTAACGTAAGGAATGATGCTGTTTCTTTTTGGTGAGCCATTGGCTTAAATATGCCGGGCCAGTTGTAGTCTCTGTCAATGGGTGATGGTACGTTCTTAACACCAAGTCTTCGCAGAGTTTGTGCTTCTTGCAACCCCCAAAACACAGCAACTTCAGTGACGCCATCTTCGTGGCTTAGCTCAGTGCTTTTCTTTATCGTAGTAGTAATGCGGTTTGGGTCACGTGTACGTAACACCAGTACTTTGTTATCGATAATGTGCATACTATACGTTACGCTTCACTGAGTGGTCTGAGTTACGTGGAAATCCTCTGTTGTCGTTGTCGTCCACAACCCTGAGGTTGCTTCGTACTGTCTTACCACCTTTGCTCAGTGGCTTCTTGTGGTCAACTTCTTTGCCGTCGCCTTTATGCACAAGCCCTGCTTTCTCCATCATTGCTCGGGCTTTGTTTCGTGCGGCACGTTTCTTTTTAACGGCGGGTGTGCCGTCGTACTTTTCGTATTCCTTTTTATAGGGTCTTGGTTTGTTTACGTATGGCATGGTGGCTCCTTAAATGGCGATCCATTCGCCGTCGTGAATTACGTATTGCGTATCAATCTTTCCATCAACGAACGTGTAAATATGCACGATCTCAGGGTCTACAGATTTGAAACACTCGATTACACTTCGCATGTTAGGAACATTGAGTTCGGGCAAGTATAAATACCCACAACGATTATCAATATCAATAACGATTTTTGAAATATTACACATTACATTCCACATAGCTATCTAGCCTCCAAAAAAGTTTCGTTTAGTGTTGTGCTCACAATCGTCTACCGAACACCAACCTTTGCACGTAAAGTTGGGTTTGGGATTCCATACATCGGTTGCGTAAGCGGCATCGAGTCGGTTAGTTTCAGCCAACCACTTCAGCCATGCTTCGCCTTGGTCTTCGGTCTTGAAAGAAGCTGGCACTAAGTCTTGAACAACCAAGAAAATTAGTCCGGCTTTGATTGATTGAACTGCGGGAAAATGTTTGAACGTCAGCAAAGACAGAAGCTCAAGCTGTTTCTTGTCGGCGTATTTACTAGACTTGCTTGACTTCCAATCTACGATACGAGCTTTGTCGCCATTGATTACAAGTACGTCTGCAATACCGCGAAACCAAACATCTTTATCTCTGAACCCGCAAGGCTCTAAGTTTCGTGTCAGCCCCATCTCATGCTCGCATAACTTCTCCCCCGGAAGATTTTTAATGGGGTCGATCTGAGGTTTAATGTATGCAAACTTCTCAGGGATGGGCGTGTCGTCTCTGATGTATTCTTCGGCTACCTTGTGTACAGCGGTACCATACATAAGGTGCTCTTGTGGCGGCTCGACAATGTCTTTGACCACACGCATGCGGTGGTACTTGCGGGGGCATTGTTGGAACAACGAAATACTTGAATACGACCACGTGTACATGCTCACCCTTTAAATTTTGTTGTAGTGCCGTAGCTGTCACCATACTTAACTTCGCAGTTAAGCGGCAAGGTCTTTGCCCACTCGGGACGCCAACGCATGCACTCTTGAACGTAAGCTGCTGCCACTTCTTTTTCTTCTATCGGTACTACGCAAGCAACAGCATCATGGACAGTCAGCACAACCTTGTAACGCCTAGCAATCCGTAGCATCTGCTCACCGATTACACACCTAGCAAGAGCTTGGCAAAGGTTCTCAACAACCTTACCGCCATAGATACGAACTGGGCCTTTGCGTGTCGAATAAATATACTGCGGACGGCCTCTTTCGTCAACTTCTGTAGCACGTAAATCCATGTATTTCAGAGGCAAACCGCTAGGCAAATCGTAGCCAATTCCGGGGAGGATACTCACTGCTTGTGGTTGGATACCGAACGTCGTAGTGACCAGCTTTTCTGAGGACAAAGCGTCAAGCGATTTATGCCCTTCATCCCATAATGCAGGTATATGGGAGAACTCTGATCGGTATGCTTTAAGAACGTGCTTACAAAAGTTTTCGTTTGCTTCTACATTAAATGTCTTTAACTGAAGCTGAAACTTAACAGCACCCATGCCATAACCTGCACCAAGAATTGTAGTCTTTCCAACAAAGCGTTCTTCGTCGGTAATCTGATCTATCCGTTTGTTGTATATGGAGGATGCCATCATCTTATATACGTCTTCACCCCGATCAAACGCTTTAACCAAGTCGTTCTGTCCTGATAGCCATGCCAATACTCGCGCCTCAATCTGTGAGGAGTCGGAGTCAATCAGCACGTAGCCCTTAGGTGGGATGATCGAGGTCTTCAGCGGTGACTTGCGAGGTATGTTCTGAAGATTAAGCTTGTCGTCTCCGCCCCATCTACCTGTGTGAGCCGCATAGTAGCGTAGTGGGACGGGTAATTTGCCGCGCTTAGATATGTCAATAAATCTCTGAGTCCGTGTCTCTTCTAGCGTACTCTTAGTACCAAGCCTTGCCGCTACCAGTGCTTGCACTCGCTCGTCAGGATGGTCTGCTAATTCTTTAAACCCTGCATCGCTCTTAGCCATAGCAAGTGCAAGTTTGCCTGTCGTCAGGCTAATCTTCATAGGGGGCTCAACACCAAACTCACGCAGTCTAGTGGCAAACTTCTCGTTCGACATAAGTACTTTGCGATCGGCGCTGGCGTCGGCTATGAGCTGTTCCTTCTTTGTTACCACATCAATTAGATGTTGCTCAAGTAGCGGGAGGTTTAGCTCAAGCACTGGCGCTGTAAACATACGCAGAGTTAAGTCAATTAGTTTCAGTTCTTTCTTTTTGAAGTTCGCAAGAAGAATGTTAAACAGTTGGTAGGTTATCTCAACGTCGTTCTTGCAATAGTCTCCATAGCGGTCTAGCTCGTCAGGGGTAAAGCTACGTCGGTTTTTGCCCAACGCATTAAGCACCTCAGTACCTTTAGCCCCCAACCCATAGCGTAGTGCTAGCTTTGCAAGACTGTTGCCAACCTCCGTGCCATCAACTGCTCTTGCCATTGCTAGCGTATCACCAAGCACCTTTGGATGGATGTCGAAGTGCCACGCTAAGATAGCTCCATCAAACATCATGTTGTGGGCTACCACGAAATTCTCCGGCATGTTAAAGCCGTCGAGCCACTCTTTCGTTTGCTCGCGTGTCCCGCTAAACCATTCAGTCGGCTCGTCGTTTACCTTGACACAAACACCGATCGCTTCAAAACGCTCGTCACGAATGTATTCCTCTGTTGTTATCTTAGTCAGACTGAATTGCTGATCGTAGTACGTTTCAAAGTCGATGGTGATTATGTTCATTTGGTTTCCAATTAGATTACTTGGCAGTCTCAATGGCACGTGTCAGATACCATTGTGCCTTGCGCAAGTCTTCCAACTTGTTGCCTTTGTGGTCGGCACGTGTGATGTACTTGACCACGTTACCAAGGTTGTAGCCAAGGTTCTTAGCTTCGATGAAGTCGATAGTCTCAATGCCACCTATCTTATAGTGGGCAGGGCTATTAACAGAGTCAGGCTTTGTCCACCGCACTTTGCCATCAGCCACTTCAGTAAGTCTCAACCCACCTACATCAACGCCTATTGGTGTATCTGAGCTTAACAAACTCAACTGTTCCCAATTACTTTTCTTCGCCTTCGCTATCATTGGCGTCTCCATCTTACGACGAACTGCATAGACGTTTTGGTATCGTGTCTCAAAATG